ATGTCTAATCCTAAGTGGTTGGAAAAATATCTCAAGATGAAACCCGAGGTCGAGCAGATTTTCGACGACCTCGATCAATACCGTGCGTTCTGCGTAGAGCATGGCCACCCGTTTGACGAAGCCAAGCTCTACAAAGAGTTTGGTCCCTGGGGCGAATTCCAGCGCAAGATCGGCGGCAAAGGTTGGGCCCGCGATATGTGGTACTGGAAGCCGCGTGACCCCAACAAGCCTCGCTTTGAGAAACGCGAAGGCGGATGGAATAACCGAAACCGCGATAGATGAAAATAGGCATCACCGGTCACACTTCGGGTCTTGGTAAAGCATTGTTGGCTTTATCGAAGATCCGTGGCCACGATGTCATAGGCTTTTCCAGATCCAATGGTTATGATATATCTCAGGACAGCACACAGGATCGCATAGTGACAGAATGCCAAGATGTTGACTTGTTCATCAACAATGCACATCATGGATTCTCACAGTGTGATCTTTTTACCCGGATCTATCGTAGCTGGAGAGATTCTCCCAAGACCATCATCAACATCGGTAGCATAGTAACATCTGAGCGATTTTGGCCATCGGGTCCACAACATGGCGAACTAGGTAGCAGGCAATATGCAGCCGAAAAAGCCGGACTCGATACATTGACACATTGGGCATGGAATGATGTTTCTGCCAGATGCGAAGTGGTGTTAGTGAGACCGGGATCTATACAGACTGGTCGTATGCACAAGGTTCCTGATTTTAAAACCTTGACTGCCCAAGAAGTGGCCGAATACATCTTGGAGTCGGTGTTGGATCATGACTTCATAGTACGAGACATGATGATAGATTCAGATCGGAAACCACGATGAAAGTGGCCATCATTGGGCACACACAAGGTATCGGGCAGGCGTTTGCGAACGAGTGTTTGACCCGGGAAATCGAGTGGGTTGGGTTTTCGAGATCTACAGGCCACGATATCACTGACGCTAAAAATCAGCGATCCATCGTGGCAGCAGTAGCCGACTGCGATATCATCATCAACAACGCACACCAGGATTTCCATCAAGTCGAACTGTTTAATAGACTCTGGGCCGAATATCATCAGCACGAAAAAATCATCGTGAATGTCAGCACAGCAGTCACGCACATGAGATCGGGTGCCGATGGGCCACAACATACCAAAGGCCGCGCCCATTATGCTGCCGAAAAATCCGGCCTCGATCTTGCCACGGTATGGGCACGATCCGAAAAATCTGCTAGATGTCGTATATTGTCGTTGAAGCCTGGGCTAACTGACACCCCCAGAGTGGCTGCCGATAGGCCCGGGGCACCACGCATCAACGCTTGCTCTATGTCGAGATTTGTGCTATCATCATTGTTAGACAAGAATTTCATAGTCAAAGAATTAACCATTTCACCAAGGAAGAACAATGCGTAAGTTATGGTATATGGGCCTAGAGCCCTACAAGGCAAGATACACTCTGCAACTGCAAGAGTGGAATCGTGCTGTGTTCGAGCGCCGCGGTATCAATTACGAGATCGTGCCCGGCGAGACACTCAGCAACGACAAGGCCATCGTCACTGGCCAAGTACTAGATGCTCATGGTCGCACTTACTTTGGCATGAGCCAGCTCATGAATCTCGTTAAAAAGATGAAAGCAGGAGAAGTCAATGGAGAAGATGTCATCTATTTTGAAGATATGTTCCAGCCCGGTATCGAGAGCCTGCCTTACATTATGGATCAAATCGATCCTGCTCTTCGTCCTCGTATCGCCGTTCGTTGCCTTGCACAGACTATTGACCCTGATGATTTCGTTCATGTCTGGGGCATGCAGAAGTGGATGTCAACTTATGAAAAGATGGTGGACTCATTCGTAGACATGGTCCTGGCTACCAACGAAGAGATGGTGGCACACATGAAAATCGCTGGCTGGGAAGCCCCAATCTACAACATCTCCGGACTTGCTTTTGGCAAGGACGAAGTGCGTGGCCGTGTGCCAGGTGAATTAAAACCTTTCCAGGACCGTACCTTACGGGTTGGCTTTGCCGCTCGCTGGGACCAAGAGAAGCAACCCGACTTTTACATGGATCTCATTGAAGAATGGCATCGCCGTTACCCAGACTCGGGTGTGGAGTTCGCCATCTTCTCGGGTGCTAAACTGCGTAGCAACAACGATTCTTACATGAAGCGGACCCGAGACCTACAGGCCCGCGGCTTGTTGGCCTTGCATGAGGACTTGGAAAAGAATGATTACTACGCCCTTGTTAATGATAGTCGTGTTCTCTTTAATTGTGCTCTTCAAGACTGGGTATCTAACACTGTATCCGAAGCCGACGCTTTGGGGTGCAATGTTCTTTATCCTGCATATCGCAGTTTTCCTGAAACTTTTGCAAATGATCCTAGCAGATTATATGTTCCATGGAGCCTAGATGATGCTATCAACAAACTGAAGCCTTTGTTGGAGGAACCTCACCCAGGCATGGGTCGGATATCAGACTACAACGATGGCACCATCGATCGCATCTGTGACATCCTTGAGGGCAAAGGTGAGCAGTGGTTACGCAACACCGTAGACTACAGAAAGCACACCAGTGAAAGCAAGTATTGATACCATCTTAGTCACTGGCGCCGGTGGATACATCGGTGGCCAGGTTGGCTTGGAACTGGCGGATCAGAAAAAATACTGGGTGATTGGGGTAGACCGTCGTAGTCGTCCAGTATCCAACAACTGGCACCAGACCATCGTGGACGGCTTTGATAGTTCGGCTGTTGAACATGCCATCCGGGAACACAAGCCTAGAGCCATCGTGCATTGTGCTGGCACCAGTCTAGTGGGCCCTTCCATGACCGATCCCGGTGACTACTATGAAAACAATGTGGCCCGATCCATCCGCTTCTTGGACATGGTCCGTCAGCACAGTCCCGATACCCGTATCGTGTTTGCCAGTTCAGCGGCCACATATGGTAACCCCGACCCCAACATCGTACCCTTGCAAGAGGACGGCCCCACTGTGCCCATCTCGCCCTATGGTTGGAGCAAGTTGATGTTTGAACAGATACTTGCTGACTACAAGATGGCGTATGGGACCAAGTACACGGCATTCCGTTTCTTCAATGTGTGCGGTGCCGATCCTGGCGGCAGACATGGCCAAGAAAAGGCTGCCACGCACATCATCGCGAGATACCTAGAAGCGGTATTACAGGAAAAAGAATTTGTGATCAATGGTCGAGACTTTGACACGCCCGACGGCACTTGTGTGCGTGACTACATCCATGTAGCAGACATCGCATCAGCCATCCGTGTGGCCATCGAAGAAGACCTCGACGGTGTCTACAACATCGGCACCAATCGTGGCGCCAGCAACTTAGACGTGGTCAGGACTGCTGAACAAGTCACTGGCACCCGCTGGCCCGAAAAGTATGGAGACCGGCGTGCTGGAGATCCTGCTTTGCTGACGGCCAGTGCTGACAAGTTGATGAGTGCCAGCAGTTGGCGGCCTCGATATGATCTATATGAAATGATCGAACACGCATGGGAATGGTATCGCAGAGATGTCGTTTAAGACTATAGCAGATTTCGAACAAGCATTAGCGCACTACACCGGTGCGCCTTATGTTATCATGACCGACTGTTGTACACACGCTCTCGAACTTTGTTTCCGCTACGACCGTCCCACCAACGTGGCTTTTACTGCTTACACTTACCTATCCATCCCCATGCTGATGCACAAATTGGCCTTAGATTATCGTCATGTGCCCGAGGAATGGATCGGTGAATATCGATTCCATGGATCTAGGATCTGGGATTCGGCTCGATTGCTCAAACAGGACATGTATCGTCCAGGTATGTTACAATGCCTGAGTTTTGGTTTCGATAAGCCCTTGGAGATCGGACGCGGAGGAGCCATCCTCACCGACGACGAACAGTTCTACCGCAAAGTGATCCGACAGCGGTATGACGGCCGCGACCTAAATACTTCACCATGGCAAGACCAACAAGTATTTGAAGTGGGCTATCATTACCGCCCCACTCCCGAAGAAGCCGAAAAAGGTTTGGCAAAGTTGGGCTTGCATGATCCGGAACCTCGTGTTAAAATATATCCTGATCTCAGGAATATACGAATAATCTAATGGCGATCCACCGCCCTAACTCGGAGAATAGAATGGAAAAACAAGGAAAATATTTAAGTGATGCCATCCGCGAGCGCATGCGAGCCGAAGGTAAACGCTACTGGGCCGGCGACAATGTCTCGGACTATGTGTCTGATGCTGCCAAGCCCATGCTGATCGACGAAGCCACCGAAGCGTTCGAACTGGTGTTAGATCGACTTTTGATTGACAGAGAGACTGATCCCAATTCCAAGGGCACGGCACGCCGCTTGGCCAAGATGTATTTCAATGAGATCATGGCCGGTAGATACGATGCCGCCCCTGACTGTACTGCATTTCCCAACGATAGCGAGGATAGGTATGAAGGCATGTTGGTGGTCCGTAGTGAAATTAGGAGTATGTGTAGTCATCATCACCAACCTGTTGTTGGCGTCGCTTATATTGGCATCTTGGCTGCTCATAAACTCATCGGACTCTCTAAATACACTCGAATCGCTCAATGGTGCGCTCGCAGAGGAACTCTTCAAGAAGAACTCTGCAACGACATCGCCCGAGAAATAATGCGTGCCACTGACTCCAAGGATGTGGGCGTGTACATCCAAGCCACTCACGGTTGTTGTGAGAATCGTGGTATCATGGCCCATAGCAGTCTCACCCAGACCACTGTGCTACATGGTGCGTTCCGCACAGATCCCGCGGTGAAGAAAGAGTTCATTGATAACATCAAACTCCAACAAGATTACGCACCTAGATAAAAAGGAAACGCAAATGAAGATAGCCGCTATGTTTATCACGATTTCTTGTATTTTTATGATGTATGTTAGTTGGGGCACTCCGGCTGTGTACGGCTGGTTGGTTGGGCTGACTGGTTGGTTACCGCATGTTTTTGACTCAGTGAAAGGTTCAGAAAATGAAACAGTTCTTAGTAAATGACGGCCAGGCCTTTAAAATCCGTGTCACGATCAATGATTGCGTGATGCCGGCAGATCTCAAGCACCTGAGATTCACCGGCGAACAATACGACAACGATGGCAAAATGATCGAGGAAAGTAGCTATGATTTCTTCCTTAACGCAGAGCAAATCAGAGAACTCAGCGAACAACTCAAGAATGTCGTTGCTTAAAAGGATCATGCAACGGTTAGGCAGGCACCGTGTGATCATGGATCGCGCAGATGCTGAGCCTTATTTGGAGAGATACTATGTTTTCCTTAAAGACCGAAAGTGGTTCCCTTTTAATGTATTCATTCACAAATTTCTTAAGTCAGATCCCGATGACGTGCATGACCATCCATGGCCTTATGCTACTCTGATCTTGCGCGGAGGATACTACGAATGGACTCCCAATTTCGATTCGCAAGGTCTACAAGTCGGGGAAACTCGACACTGGCGTGGACCCGGACACTTCCGTGTTTGCTCATCTCGATCTTATCATCGAATCGAACTGGTTCCGGGCGTGACTGCATGGACCATGTTCATGCCCGGGCCGCAATCGCGAGATTGGGGATTCCTAGTCAACAACAAATGGATCAAGCATGACCGATACCTCAAAGAACGCGCCGCCGGTGTGGAACACTGACGCGGCCACTGATCTCACTTATAGCACGATGGCCACATCAGTGAGCCTACCTGCTACACCTTATCCCGGGCAAGTCGCTGTCACCAACAACACCAATGGTCCGTGGACTTTCAACGATTCCGGGATGGTGGGACCCAATTCGGCCAAGATCTCGCTCAAGGGCGAAAACGCCGACATCGAGATCGGGGACAAGAGCTTGATGTCTATATTGGATGCCATTGAGCGTAAACTGGGATTGGTCAAGCTCAATCCCGAACTAGAAGCAGAATTTGAAGAACTCCGCCGGATAGGCGACGAATACCGCGCTGCCGAAAAGCGCATGTTGGAAAAACGACAAATCTGGGAAACATTGAAACGATGAAAAAAATCTATGTGAGTTGGGGAGATGTACAACGGCAAGTTCAAGAACTGGTACGGCAGATGTGGCAAGATCAGTGGGTGCCTGACTATGTGGTAGGGATCACTCGTGGTGGTCTTGTTCCTGCCAATTTGATCAGCCAGTATCTTGACTGTCGCATGGAAACACTCAAGGTCAAACTACGCGACGGTGGCGAGGATGGCGACTGTGAAAGCAATCTTTGGATGGCGTCAGATGCGTTTGAAGGCAAGAAGATCCTCATCGTTGACGATATCAACGACTCGGGTGCCACGCTAAATTGGATCAAACAAGATTGGCCTTCGGGGTGTTTCCCCAGTGATCTTGCCTGGAATGAAGTCTGGGGTAATAATGTTCGTGTGGCTGTTCTCTACGACAACGAATCCAGCAAGAGCACATTATATCCCACATATTCGGCCGAGACCATCAACAAAGCCAATGATCCTTGTTGGATCGTGTTTCCATGGGAGGAATGGTGGAGGCGATGGAACCCCAACGAGGAGCATCAGTGATGTTGCTGGGATTCCATCCTGCTATCTTCATCGATCACGATTGGGCTGCCTTAACAACCTATGTGACTAACCTAGCTAATGGTTTCGTAAAAAACGGCAAGTATCGTGAATATCTACTCTACGAAGACGGCGCTAGTATCGTGGCAGAGATTCCCGGGGGAGGGTGGATCTCTAAGAGTGGCCCCAGTGAAGACTTCTTCGTCATGGGTGGTACCACTGAAACTGAAGATCTACAAAAAAGATTCGAGCTAGCTTTTCCCGAACTCACCTTCACCCCTGCCACTGTGTGTTATTCTAGCCACGATGTTCCCAGGCATCGAGATAATATCAAGAATGGTCAGGCCAGCCTAGTCTACCCTTTACACGCCTGCGACTCGGTGGGGGTGGTATACGATCCCGATAATCAAAATGATTTCTTCTATTCGGGCAACAGCGTGTGGCCCACAGTGATCAACATCACCCAATATCATCGAGTCCATAATCATGGTGCTCGTGTTTGGTTCAGCATACATTTCCACGAATCCATCGAACAGGTCAAACAAGTGTTCGATAAAAAAGGTACCATAAGGATATAACACCATGATAGACAACTACTACATAGCTAAATCAGAAAATCGTGTACCTTGGGACGATCCAGTGCGCGAAGATTTCCTTTACATCGTGTTCCGTGACAAGTATCCCGTATCGCCCGGACATCTTTTATTCGTACCCAAAAATACCGATCTCATGTCAATAAGTGTGGCCATGGCCGCAGCATGGAGCGAAGGTGAAACCATGGTGGCCTTGCAGAAATGCGACGGCTTCAATCTTGGTATTAACTATGGCGCGGCAGCCGGCCAAACTATATGCTATCCTCACATACATGTGATCCCTAGATTCCAAGGCGATGTCGCAGATCCAGTGGGCGGCATTCGAGCCGTGATCCCCGGGCAGGCCAACTATCACCACACGGATTATCGTCAACCTTGAAATACCTTGTCTGTATTTTATTGTGCTTGGTGGGACAGGCCCAGGCAAGAACACACTCGCCCTCGATGTTGCTATATGATCTCGCCCAAGATCAGCCAGTAATATCCAGCGATGCCAATGTTCCTAAGAGTATCGCCAGCATCACCAAACTCATGACCGCGATGGTCGCACTGGACTACGACATCAATCTTGATCGAAAAATCAAAGTCAAGCGTGGCAGTAAATTACCGGCCGGACTACATACCCGTAGAGATGTCATGTCTGCCATGTTAGTGCGCAGTGACAATCAAGCCGCCGAGTCATTGGCCGAAGACTACCCAGGTGGGAGAACATCCTTTGTCAAGGCCATGAATCAGCGTGCCAAAAAATTACAGACCACGCATATGAAATTCACTGATCCGTCGGGACTTGGCACCGGAAACATCGCCACAGCCGGCGAAGTGGCCGAAATGGTCAAAGCCGCGGCCGGATATCCATTTATCGTAGAAACATCGGTGAAAAAACAAACGTTGATCGATGTACGACTCAAACAAAAAGTCCGAACCATCGAATTACACAACACCAATCGTCCACTGCTGTTTGAGTTCGACGAGATCACGATTTCCAAGACTGGATTCACAGGAGTGGCCGGATGGTGCGTGGCTTTGATGGTTCAAAAAAATCAAAAGAATTTCGTAGTAGTGGTATTGGGAGCCAAAACCAAACAGCAACGGCTTGACATCACCAGGAAAGTAGTTTATAATCAACTCAGAGATATCGAACCGGAGCAACTGGTCAGTGAACTATCACCCTAGAACTCACAGTAATAAATATTGAACTCAGCGGCCTTTCAATGACGCTCATCCCGCTTTATAAATTCTGCGTGTCATCAAACTTGCCCCTTAACTAAAGGAGACTAGAGATGGCAAATCAACCCCGTACCTACCGGTACACATCCACCAAAGAGTATCACGACGCTTTCCCTTGCGCTTATCGCCAATGGCGTGCCGACAGCCATTGTAATCTGATCCATGGTTACAGTTTTAGCATGAAGTTTTATTTCGGCACCGACGACTTAGATGTACGTAACTGGGCTGCCGACTACGGTGGACTCAAAGAACTCAAAAAGATCCTGGAAGACCAGTTTGATCATACACTAATCGTGGCACAAGACGATCCCCAGATGGAGACATTCAAGTTACTGCAAGAAAAGAACATGGCCAAGATCGTGGTGCTGCCGCGCTTGGGCTGTGAAGGGCTTGCCGACATGCTGTACAAATATGTCAATGGTGTCTATATTCCCGACATGTGGGGGCCCAGCGAAGCCGAGCGCCTATGGTGCTATCGAGTAGAAGTGCGCGAGACACAATCGAACATGGCGTTCCGTGAGGGACACCGTGAGTGGAACGAAAACCTACTCGACTAAGAGGCTCAAATGACAAATCCTTTCCAAGACCAAGAGCGGTTCATGCGTGCCTGCGACCAAACAGTTGATGTCTTCAATGCTGGGCAGTTCGCACTCTATAAAACACTCATCGACGAGGAAGTCATTGAACTCATGGAAGCTGACAGTCAAGAAGAAGAACTGGATGCTCTCATTGACATCCTGGTTGTGACCATTGGTGCCATCCATTCAGCAGGATTCGACGCCGAAGGTGCCTGGAATGAAGTCATGCGCACCAACTTCGCCAAGATCGACTCTGCGACTGGTAAAGTCCGCAAGCGCGGCGATGGTAAAGTGCTCAAACCAGAAGGTTGGACTCCCCCGCAACTCAAACCGTTCCTGACACGATAATGGAGCCATTGCGCGATGATCTGATGGTCCAGCAACAACTGCCGGGCCGCGAGGAATGGGTGCGTCGTTGGCAACACATGGTGGCAGTGATCATGCTGAACCAAACTGGTCGCAAGCCCGTGAAACGGGTGCTGCCAGAGTTCCTAGAACGCTGGCCTGTCCCGGCATTCTTTTCATTGGCAGACCCCGAGATGGTCAAAGAAGTGATCCGGCCATTGGGGATGGTCAATGTGCGTACTAAAAGGTTGTTTGGTATGACCGAAGACTACTTGACTTGGGACGGCAGTGATGCTAAAATGTTATATGGTATCGGCAAATACGGCTCGGACAGTTATGAGATCTTTTTCAAACATAACTATGCCGTTGAGCCCACTGACAAAGAACTGAAGAGATATTTAAATGAAGAAATATCACATACATGATATCGGTGGCGAAGTAGTCAAGGACAACGAAGTTTATGTGCTCCGGGATAACCACGACCTCGATAATCTCGTGCTGAGTTCTACATGGCTGTATCGTAATCAACAGACTCGTGGTCATAGGCATGTCGGACAAGAAGAAGTTTACTTTTTCGTACAAGGCCGTGGGCAGATGATAGTAGGAGAGGAGACCAGCGAACCATTTAGTGTGGGACCTGGCGATGTAGTATTGATCCCCGACGGTGCGTTCCATCGTGTGATCAACGATGGAGATAGCCATATGCTGTTTAATTGTGTTTTTCAAGGAAAAAGGAATCATTGATGGAACTGCAACCTAAAGACCCTAGCCAGGCACATTTTTATATCAGCATCGTAAAAAGCACCGTAAGAATCGGTGCCGGTATCATGCTATTCAAAGAATTATTTGCTCTGGCCGGTATCTTGTTTGTACTGGCCGAATTATTAGGCATCGCCGAGGAATTGTTCTAAATACAATCATGGAAAAAATCACATACACAGAAATATTCTACAGTCTACAAGGCGAAGGCAAATGGGCCGGTGTGCCCAGTGTGTTCTTCCGTACTTACGGTTGCAACTTCCGTTGCCGGAAATTCAATCGTTCCGACGACTTTGAAGGCCACAACCCTGAAGTGGTAGACATCATCAAATTGGTCAAAGACAACCCCGACCAATACAAGAAGTTCGAAGACCTGCCACTGGTGAGTACCGGATGCGATAGTTATGCGAGTATCTATCCCGAGTTCAAGAGTTTCAATGAACAGGACGACCCCGATACTATCGTAGACAAGATGCATGATTTGATTCCCAACAATCGATGGAGTCCCGACATCGTGGGCGATGATGTACATTTGGTCATCACTGGTGGAGAGCCACTATTGGGGTATCAGCGTCTGTATCCCCAGATGATCGAACGCTGTAGAGAGAATGGACTCCGCAATCTCACATTCGAGACCAATGGTAGCCAGTCTCTCTATCCCGAAGTGGAAGAGTACTTGTTCCAAGAGTTCACACGCAATGGTAGAGACTATGACCGGCTCACATTCTCAGTGAGTCCTAAACTGCCATGTTCTGGCGAGGCCTGGGACAAGGCCATCAATCCCACAATCGTCAAGAGCTACGAGATGGTGGGATTCACTTATCTCAAGTTCGTCGTAGCCACTGAACAGGATGTGAAGGACGCTGAACGAGCAGTAGAAGAATATCGAGAAGCCGGGTTTGGCGGCCCCGTATATTTGATGCCCATGGGCGGATTGCCCAGTGTTTATAACCTCAACACACAACAAGTAGCGCAGATGGCCATGGAACGCGGCTGGCGATACAGTCCTCGCTTGCAGGTAGACATCTGGCGCAATGCCTGGGGCACTTGATGTGGCCTCCCATGAACGACGAACTTTGGTTCAGAACAAACAGCCATTTTGAATATCGTTATTCATTGTTGCCGCGTCGTTGTTATAATACCGGAAAGTGGATCTGGGGGTTGGCTGTACGAGGACGCAAGATCGTCACAGGACCCGGCGACCCGGTGCTCATTGATCGTTGGTATCACCGACACGAAGCAGTGATTATGATGTTGAAAGGATTAAAAGATGGGAATATTTGATAGATTCAAGAAAAAACCCGAAAAGGTCGCAGAAGAGAAACCCAAGGCCAAAAAGTCTGCCAAAGACATCGCTACCGAAAAAGGCGAACCCTATATCTCTGTGATATCTGTGGAACTAGATCCCGACAACATCGGCAACGGTGCCTTTGAGCTTGACTGGAACGATAAGTTCATCGCCAACTTGGTCCGGTCTGGGTACCAACAAAAGCCCAACGAAGAAGAGTCGGTGATCGTGGATCGCTGGTTCCAGGAAGTCTGCCGTAATGTACTGCAAGAAAATTACGAGCAGTGGGAAGCCAACAACACTGGATTTAGAAGAGTAGAGAACCAAAATCTCGGTGGCGGGAAGACCTCTATCTCGTGATGCTTTACATCAATGGCGACAGCAATGCCGCTGGGGCTGAAGCAGTCAACCCGCACGGGTTCGCTGCCGACGACAGCCAATATTGGAGGCTAGGACGAAGACCACATCCCGACAACGAAGCGGTATGTTGGGGCACTCGATTGGCAGAAGCACTGGGATGGGAAAGATACAACGATTCTGAATCTGCAGCCAGCAATTATCGCATATTAAGGACCACCAACGAATACCTCAAAACTAACCGCCCCGATGCAATCGTGATCGGTTGGACTACCTGGGAAAGGGAAGAATGGTGGTACCGGGATCGATATTATCAAGTCAATGGCAGTGGGCAAGACATGGTAGACTCGGGACTGCGAGATCGATATCGAGCCTGGGTACTGTCGATGGATGAAACCGTATGGGAACAGAAAGAATTGTTCTGGCATGAACAAATCTGGGGTTTACATCAGAGATTAATCGATGATGGCATTCCACACTTATTTTTCAACTGTTATAGCAAATTCAATTCCATTTCGTACAAACTGGAGCATCTAAAAAAAGACTGGCAAGGCCGTTTCATCGGACCTTATGAACAAGAACACACTTATTACGATTGGTTGCTCGCTAATGAGCAAAAAACGGTGGCACCGGGATCTTACCATTTTGGCAAAGAAGCTCACCAAAAATGGGCCGAATTCCTGTATCCACAGTTGACAAAAATACTATAAACTGCTACTATTACTCTATGAGATATCTGATCGTAGACACCGCTAATACTTTCTTCCGCGCACGACACGCGGCTCATAGGCAAAGTGATACTTGGGATCGCTTGGGCTTTGCCGTCCATGTCACGCTTTCTAGCGTGGCCAAAGCGTGGCGCGAACAAAATGCCGATCATGTGGTATTTTGCTTGGAAGGGCGTTCGTGGCGCAAGGATTTCTACGAGCCCTACAAAAAGAATCGTGCTGTGGCCCGGGCCGCGCTCACCGAAGCCGAACAAGAAGAAGATCGACTCTTTTGGGAAGCCTTTGACGAGCTCAAGACTTTCTTGTATGAAAAGACCAATTGTACAGTCCTGCGACATGCCGAACTCGAAGCGGATGATCTCATCGCAGGGTGGATACAGAGCCATCCCGACGATCATCATACCATCGTCTCTAGCGACACCGACTTCCATCAACTGTTAGCCGCTAACGTGAACCAATACAACGGTATCGCCGACGAGTTACATACTATCGAAGGTATCTTTGACAAGAAGGGCAAGCCAGTGGTCGATAAAAAGACCAAGGAGCCCAAGAAGATTCCCGACCCACAGTGGATCTTGTTTGAGAAATGCATGCGTGGTGACCCCACTGACAATGTGTTTTCAGCCTATCCCGGTGTGCGCACCAAAGGCACCAAGAACAAAGTGGGCTTACAAGAAGCCTATGAAGATCGTGGCAAGAAAGGTTTCAATTGGAACAACCTCATGCTACAACGCTGGACCGATCACAATGGTGTGGAGCATCGTGTGTTAGATGACTATGAACGCAATCGTACACTAGTGGATCTCACTGCTCAACCCGATGACATCAAAGTCAAGATCGCCGAGACCATCGCAGAAAATTCCGTGAACAAAGATGTTGGCCAAGTCGGCACTAAATTCTTGAAATTTTGCGGCAAATACGAGCTCAATCGTATCTCTGACAATGTGCAACAATATGTAGATTTCCTTTCAGCTGGGTATACACAATGACTGATCAACTCACTGCTACTCCTGTGATCAAAAATAAATTCTGGGTCGTGGAGTCCCGTGGCCAACAAGTGGGCTCCATACAGGCTCGTGACGATGGTGGTTTCGCTTATGTGCATGACCAACAGCGCGAGTATTTTCCCAGCATCCGGGCCATCAAGAACAAACACAACATCCAGATCCTAACAAAAAAGTCAGCTGAGCCGAAGAGAATCTCCAACAAAGAGATCTACGGGTATCCTTGCCACAAGACTCCACACAGCGAGGTATTTGATGTGCGCCGGCAACTGCCTATCTACAGTCTCAATGACAAGAGCAAGAGTTTTTATTGTGCCGGATATTATCTCGTGAAGTTCGGCAACGAATGGTTAATCGAGTTCTGCCCCAAGCTCATCGTGATAAACCGGTATCCATTCAGCGGCCCTTACCGCACCCGCGAACAAGCACAAGGGGCGGCGGTAGAAAAAAAGGAAACAAAATGATCACACAAGGCTTGCATATCACTGCATTCAATGACAAGATCAAAGTCATGAATCAGCTGAATAAAAAAGACATGATTCTCACTGCTCAAGAAGCAAGGAATCTGCACACAGACATCTTCACTCTTTTAAATCATATCAATGACTTGTCAATGAAACTTGAAAAACAACAAGAAGATCAGTCGATCGACATACAAGTCGACGGTGGCGGATTTTAAAGTACTACTTTAACGAAGATAAATAAACTACGCACAGAAAAAAGATTTCGACTAATGTCTAGACCCAAACCCACAGTGCTCGTCGAGCATGTAAACAAAACAACTTACAAAAGTGATCAGATTCTCAGCAGCGAAGGAATCTGGGCGGTGTTCTACGACAACAAACCCATCAACCTTAAAACACACAACATCCTGGTTTCTTACCCCGGGCCCAAATACAAGAAGGTCAGCTTTTCCAATCCTGGTCATGCCATCAACTTGGCCAAGAAACTCAACACCCTGTTCAAGACTGATAAATTCACTGTGGTCTTGCTCAAAGCCGGTGACCAAATCTACCCCTAAGCATTTCACCCAGATACAACTCACTAAGATATTCTGGGAGATGGCGGGTTCACAAGGAACCCAGCGAGAACTGCGTCTCCGTATCTGGTCGAACCCCACAGACCCCAGTAGCCTCAGTCTTACCATGGAAGGTTATACTTTCTTGGCCAAGACACTTGGCCTTAAACACTACGCCTACGAACTCACCGAACCTCTCAGCAACGGCAACATCCTACAACTAGAACGACACTTTCCCAGCGTCTACTTCCTGTTCGGCAAGCGCAAGAAGATCTTGGTATTCGAAGAAAAAGAAGCCACCATGCTGAGCCTCTATGGTGGCAACCTGAAACAATACTTAGATAGCCTTAGCCAATAAAAAACGGGCCGAAGCCCGTTTTTGTGTTTCACCTATATTTTGGTTCGTCTGCCTGTTACTTAACTGCTTTTTTGGCAGCAGGTTTCTTGGCAGTGGTAACTTTCTTTACAACCGCCTTGGTCTTGGCACCGGCCTTGGTCGCTGTTTTCTTCACAGCGGTCTTGGCTTTGGTGGCAGCGGCCTTGACATCTTGTACATCGACTTTACCGTCTTTGTTGACGTCTGCAACTGCTTTGACTTCGTCTAGGGTCACTTTACCATCTTTGTTGGCATCGGTGCCCTTAAAAATGAAGTAACCAACAGCGGCGATCACTACTAGTGCGATAATAATTTCCATTTTGAAAAATCTCCTAATCGATTAGTGTTGTATTTACTGGGCCACGCTTGTCAGCGGAAAATTTTTTTGGTGGAACGAAATCATAAACTGGGCATATTACCTATTGCGGTGCAACATAAGTAATGTTACAATCAATGAATGCAGTAAACCCAAGATGCCGCATGGTGCGGGTCAAGGGTCAATTTAACTCGCTTAACCCAAGGAGAAAGCAAAATGTTTAACGCATCCCCCGATTTTTTCATCGACCAAGTACAGACCGCCAAGAAGCAGTTCGTCAGCACCTTCGTACAGCACGACGGTATCAAGACAGCACTGAACAGTTTCATCGATGGTCAGACAGCCTACACCAAGAGCGCCGTCAAGGTAGCCACTGAAGTTGGTACACGCCTCACCGAAGAAGGTGTCAAGGCCGTCAACGAAGCTACTCATTTCGACCTCACCAAGTTCTTCAAAGTTCCTGGTACAGTGGCCAAGAAGGCTTCCAAGGCCGACGCTGAGTAATCAGTTACACAGCCAACAAAAAAGCCCGCTTACGCGGGCTTTTTCTTTATCAAAACACCTATTAGGCGTTCTTGATGCTAGAGATCAGACCAGCTGGGAACATGTCGGCTAGTACATCATAGACGACTGCTGTCTTGTTCTTGAACAAGTCGATTTCTGTAGCAGGAAGATCAACCACTTCAACACCGTCGGCACGCAGGCGAGCCTGGTTCTTCTGGATGTCAAGCAAGGCTTCTTTACGCTCTTCCAGAGCAGCCTCGTGTGCGGCTTCCAGCATGAACTGTTGTAGTTCGGCGCTGAAGCTGTTCCAGATATCCTTGTTGATCAGGATAGTTGTCAGGAACAGGCTGTGCTCGGTGTTGATGACTGCTTTGGCAGTCTTAGAAGGAGCGATGTTCTGCTCTGTGCCGTAGAGGCGTGGGTATGTGGATTCACCAGCGACGATACGACCGTCACCAATCGCTTCGCCCAGCTCTTCGATCTTGATGCCGTCAACGGCTTCGCAACCCAGGGCCTTGAATGTTTCTAGGGAAACAGGGCTACCAACGCGGACTTTTTCGCCAGCGAGTTCTGTGATGCTCGTGATCTTCTTGGCAGAAGGCAGCACACGGAAACCACCCGAGTATGTGAAAGCCAGCGAAGCCATGTTGGTCTTCTCGCTGAAGCTCTTACGCAGACCGACACCGATTTCGCCGTCGAGTACACGAGCTACATGATCGTGATCAGCGAAAATGTAAGGCATGTCAAGGGCCAGCAGTTGCTGGTCATAATGTGTACCCAGTGTGGTTGTGTACATCTGGCTCATTTCAAGTTCACCAGCTTCTAGGTGCTTGATGAGATCGTAACGATACTGTGTGTCGACCTTGTCCATACCGTGATACTGTTTGCCATACTGCTCAGCTGTCATGATCTCGATGCTGATAGCACCGTTGGTCTTTTCACTGATGGATTTGGCGAACTTTTCCGCGGCACGGATGAAGATCTCGATTGGTTCGTGGGCTAGTACCCAACGCAGAGTTCTTTTTTCCATTGTTGTGATTCTCCTGGAGGTTTGTATGATAGCAACTAGTTCGATGTGTGTTTTGCCGGCATCCACCGATCATGCGCTGTCAGTGTATTTATGATTGATGCCTGTTAATGGCGCAAACGCGACTTTTTGAAGTGGTTGACCATTAATTCCCATTTTCGTACAATATGCTTATCTTAACTGAGACTAGAAGGTCAAATTGTGCTGAATTTCAAGACAAAAACTGTGGTTTTAGCCGCGATCATCGCATTTTCACCGTCTTCGTTCGCTGATACGAAGATAGTCGCTATCGGTACCAGTAATACCAATTGCAAAGGTGTACCCAGTGATCAGGGATTTACAGCATCCCTGGAACGCCATCTCAAGGCGGCGGGCGTAGATGCTCGAGTGATCAATGCTGGCAAAAATGGAGACACCCCGGCTGGCATGTCCCAGCGTCTAGACAACGACATCGACCGTGATACACAATTGGTGCTATTCGAACCTGGGGCTAATCGGGTCAAGTCCGACAGCGATCGTGCCGAAAACATCAAGTATGTCAACGACATCCTTCAACGGCTACAAGACAAAAAAATCCCGGTGATCTTCCAATCTCACTATAAAATGCACTCCGAAGAAGAGGCCGCTGGCTTGGCCAAGTCACGAGGGGCTTACTATTACGGCCACATCATTCGCAACATCCCAGTGAACCAGGAATACCGACAATACGACATGCCCGGGGGGCATACTCTTGACCCCAATTCTGCCGGGCACCTGTCGGCCAAAGGTTGTGCGTTATGGGCCGAGCAGCTCGTCCCACTGGTCAAAAAAGTGCTAGCCGAGCAACCCACCAAAAAATAAGGTGGTTGACCCGAAATTCCCATTTTGCTACAATTATGACATACAGTAAACAAATGGAGCCAGCAATGAAAGAACTCAAAGCATTCGTAGATCGTGAAAACCAGTTTGCCGCTCTTTTCAAAGGCCAGCGCCTAGATCTCAACTCGGCCGCTGATCGCCAGAAGATCGCCGACAAGATCGATTCTGCCCTGAGCCCTGAAAACCTCACTTGCGATGGTGAACTGAGCCGCTCGCAGGTCCAAACCCGTTACCGCAACCTCACCCGTTGCGCCGGCCAACTCTTGAAACTGGACCCTAGCGTCCGGTTCTACGAATACTGCTAAGATACAGTGGTTGACCTGAAAAAGCCGATATCTTACAATAGTGATACCCTGAAGCAACAACCTTTCCAAGGAGCCCGTGATGAGCGTAAGTGAAAATCGTACCGTTACCCCCAGCGAGACCCGTAGCCGTGTTCTTCGCTGTTTTAAAAACAAACGACCCGTGTTCCTGTGGGGTCCTCCCGGAATCGGCAAGAGTGAACTGATCGCAGATCTCGCTGACGAGATGGGTGGTCATATGATCGACCTGCGTCTGGGTCAGATGGAGCCCACTGACATCCGTGGTATCCCATTCTTCAACAAAGACACCGGGCTCATGGACTGGGCTCCCCCCATCGACCTGCCCACGCAGGAAATGGCTGACCAGTAT